TCTTTCATACTAGGATATCTCATAACAATACCCATACCATCTTCAAACATAATTTTCTTATCATGCCCTTCTGGTTTAGTAACTTCAACTTCGTTAATATTGATCTGTGCTTCTACTTGCGTTTCATTATCATCAAGACATGTTACAGTCAATGTAATCATTTCTCCAATAGATGCTGCTCTAATCTTCAAAAAGATATATTCTAAATCAAAACTAGGAAGCGTATCTACCTTAAGTCGTGAAATAACGCAATTTTTGATTAAATCCTTAACTGCGTTAATTACCTGTTTTTCATCTTCCGATTCAAGTGCCAATAATAGCACTTTTTCCTCTTTTACAAGAAATGGACGATATTTAACAGTTTTACCTGTAGAGGGTAATTCAAGTTCATATGTAGGATACCCTACCTTTGGTAATGCCATAAAAACTAATTCAAGTCGTATATTTATATATAGCGACTTTTTCAGCAAAAAAATTGCCGAGTAAATTTTTCGGGTTTTATGGAATCAAAAAGTGAATTTTGCTGTCCTATACAGTTTCACCATATGAAACTGAGTGCCTAGTATAATAAAAATTAACATTAAGTCTTGCAATTTGAGAAGCACCATATGAAAGAGGAACTGCATCAATCGCATATGGATAGCAGTTTTCTAGCATATAAATTACTGGTGCTCTACCATTATGAGCCTCTTCATTCGGTTCTGTTTTAATTATCCTACATGTGCATGTATAGTCATCAGGATAGGAAACTCTATTAACACGATTCCTTGGTTCAGGATTTGCTCCTAATGCACTTTCAAAATCACCAGACATATTTGAGATTGTCATTTCATTGAAGATAGAATCATACCATGCTTGAAAGAATTTAACTGCTGTTAAATCAGCATCCAAGAGAAACCCCAAACTTATATCAGTGTATATTCTTGTATGTGGATAAGAAATATTACCTTCACCCAAATACCTACCAGTCAAATTACCAACAGCAGACTGAACATTTGGTAGTTGTGCTTCATCACACATCATATCAATAATATTTTTTTCTTCACCTGTATACTTTGAAACAAAAGGTGCTTCATGCTTAAATGAAAAGCGAACATCAAAATTAGATGTAAGGGACATTCCTCCCTTTACACCCATCTTAGTCATAAACTCTGAAATTGATTTGCTTGCCACTAAATATAAAATGTGAATTATATTTTATTTATGGCTTACTCAGGATTTTACAAACCAAAGAACCCACGTAAGTATCGTGGTAATCCTTCTCGTATAGTGTATAGATCACTATGGGAGAGAAAATATATGATTTATTGTGACAGTACACCCTCTATATTAGAGTGGGGAAGCGAGGAATTCATCATACCTTACAGATCACCTATTGATGGTAAAGCACATAGGTATTATCCCGACTTCTACATTAAAGTTCGTGAAAAAAGCGGAAAAATATCTAAATATATCATAGAAATCAAACCTAAGAAACAAACCAAACCCCCATATGGTAAGGATAAAAGAACTAAAGCCTATAGAAACGCTGTTCTAACTTTCGCTAAGAATAAAGCAAAATGGAATGCTGCTGAGAACTACTGTGACAATAGGCAAATGAAATTTTTAATACTCACAGAAGATCATTTAGCAGTATGAGACAATGCCACAAGGATTCCAACAAATCCAGAGACCACTAGACCCTAAGGAAACTGGATACGAAACTATATTTGAAAAAGTACAGAAAAAAACTGGTGGAGAAAAGCAAACGTATACTTGGTATAGGAATGCAGTAAGAACAGAAGCTTTAATTTACAGTAAAGCACCAGAAAGAATAATAAGAGATGAAATACAAGACCGCAAAGGACCAGAAGAATCTCAAGATGACAATCAAATAAGAAGATATGCAGTGTCAGGTCACATGTATCTGTTTGAATATAACGCAAAATATAGAACTAAACTACCATACTATGATGAATTCCCTTTAGTTTACGTAATCAAAGCAACAAGAACAGAATTTTGGGGTGCTAACTTACATTACCTGTCACCAAAGAAAAGAGTATGGTGTATAAAAAGATTGATGGATGGTAGAGTTGACATACCCCGTATATGTTTCCATAAATACTTACTTGGTAATGTTGATGGTTATCTTCTTGACCTTGCTGCTGAAGAATGGACAACAGCAATACTATTACCTATAGAAAACTTCGTTAGAAACGTGAAAGGTAAGCAAAAACTTGCTACATATATGAAAGAACTTGTTTGGGAAGAAACCCAAGATAAATTCTACGATAAAATTAAACAACGTAGAATGATACGTGGTTATGGTAAACAATCAGACACAAACATGGTAATATAATGGGTAGTAGAAACCGATTTAAACATAGAAATGCCAAGAGAAAGGCAGCGAAAGAAGCTGCGATTAGAAAAAAGAATGAAGCAATCAAACTTAATCATAGAGCAGTTGAAAACTACTACAATGACCTTAAAAACGGTGTTGATAGAGAAGCTTGGGCAAAAGCAAATGCTGAAGCACTAAAATTATTTCCTGAAAAGAAACAAAAATATATTGCATGGGTCAAAGACCAGAATAATATCTCCACAATGGGTGAAGAAGGTAGTGGAGTACTTCCTGTTGGTCCTCTTAGAGGAGAAGGACCATCACAAGAAACATTAAGATGGCCAAGAGATATTGATGTTGGTGTTGAAACTGACTATGTTTACTTCCAATTTGGAAAATATATACCTCCATTTGGAGCTTCAAAATTTGATGCAGCAGCACAAGGTCTTGGACCTATGTCTCAAGAGATTAGTAAATCAACAAGAAAACAAGTAGGACAAAATCAAGCTTATGAACTAAGCAGTTTCATGACACCACTAGGTCCAGGTATCATACTACCAATGCCACAAGACTTAGGTAATGAAATAGAACAAAACTGGTCTGGAAAATCATTCACACAAACAGGAAGAGCAGCAATATCAGCATTGGCAGGTGACTCAAACTTTGCTGTAAATAAATTAAAGAATACTACTTCCAATATAAATTCAATACAAGCTGCTCTTAAAACTGCTGCTTTAAATGTGCTTCCTGGTACTGGTGGTAATCTTACTATGAACGACATCACTGGATCAACTGCTGGTATAGTTTTAAATCCAAACGCAGAATTATTATATGATTCTCCTACTCTCAGAGAAATTGGAATGACTTGGAAACTAATAGCAAATAATCAGAGAGAAGCAGAAGAAATAAAATCTATAGTTGATGAATTTAGAATGAATTCCTTACCACAAAGAGGATCAAAAGAAAACAATAAAGGGTTTAGTTTTTCTAAAAAGAGCAATACATATGGAGGCCAAGGTAACAAAAAAAGGAGGAGGAATACTAAAAATGATGAACTCAACAGATCAGAAACATTCATAACAGTTCCTAACCTATGTAAATTCTCATTCATGAGTGGTTCTGATGTTAATAATAACATAGCACAATTCAAACCATGTGCTATCAATAGAATCACAGTAAACTACACACCTGATGGGACCTATGCTACATACAGTGACGGTAGACCAGTTGCTATAGAATTAGGTCTAAGTTTTCTAGAAACAAAAGTCATTTTCAGGGATGATGTAAGCAAAGGATATTAAATGTACTTCTCAAGCATACCAGACATAAAATATGATAGTAAACCTATCAGTTATCCTTTTTCTGAAAGTGATTATACTCTCGCAAAGAATTTCTTTCGTAGGTATAAAATAGATCAGGACGTATTTGGATACGCAACATTTTATAATAAGTATAGTATTCAAGATGGATTTAAAATTGAAAACATAGCAAATGAATACTATGGAAGTCCCATGTATGATTGGGTTTTAATACTAACAAATAATATAATCAATCCGTTATTTGGTTTACCATTAGATAACTACACACTACAAAAAATAATAGACGCTAAGTATGGTGATGATATTAATGAAATCCATCACTACGAAACAATAGAAACTGAGTCAGGTGAAGTTATAAATGGTGTTAAAGTTATAGCATTAAATGGTGGACTAATTGTAGATAATAACTTTTATACTTCACAATTTACATACTGGAATGGCAATGAACATAAAAGTGTTGCTGGATCTACAGTATCAAAACCAATATCAAACTATGTACATGAAGTACAAGAGAATGAAAAGAAAAGGGAAATTTATATACTAAAAAAATCTTTCTTTAATAAATTCCTAAACGAATTTAAAACAAAGAACAAATATAACAAATCTTCAAAATATATATCCAGTCGTCTTAAAGTAACTGGTTGAACTTTTTAGACAAAAAAAACCCCCGAAAAATTTTCGGGAGTTTATGTAATTGACTTTTCAATTTTGCTGTGCTATACAGGAGGTTGATGTGTAGCATGTAGTACCACGTGTCCTTCATAAGTTGGAGGAACTTCTGGTCCATGATCCTGTTGCTGATCAGCATCAAGTCTTGCATGAAGAGAATCAATCTTAGCTTCAAGATTGTGTAGATGTTCTAGTACATGATCTATTCTAGGATCAGGTGCAGACTGCATATTATCTACTTGAAAATCTACTGCTGATGCATAAGGATCAACGGTGTATGTTTCATTATCAATTCCTACTGTGGTATCAATGTTAATATTTGTACCATCAGATTGTGTGGCACATTCTACACCCTCTGGATATAAACCAGCAGGTGTGGTAAAAGTTACGTCTGTGCCTGGTACTACTGAGTCTGGAATTCCAGCACCAGTATCAGGTGGTTGAATGTTTGAGTCTGTCATTTTTATACCTTTAGTTGTAATATTTAGTAGTCGTTTTCCTTGCTTTCAATGTACTCTTTGTTCTGCTTACAGATACCATGTACATCAAGATCTAAATGTAAATGAGCAGCAGTGTGAAGTCCTTCTATCATTAAGAGAACTGCTAACATCATGACTGGTAGCATCCATAGTGGATGACCCATCACTTCATCTGTTTTCATCAGCGTAAGGGAAGAAGAACTCGTCCATCATTCGGTCAGCTTTATCTTTACCGAACCTACTAGACATGTATCCAAGGATAGGGTCTAGTTT